GCAGACACTGCTGCATGCGAGCTGGAGGTATTTATCGCAACATCATAACTATGAGAAATAAAAGAACTATTCCCAATAGAGAGGGACAGCCTACTATGTACGATATGCTACAAAAGTATGCTGCTGGTGGTAAGGTGTATGCTGATGGAGGTGTTGACGGAGATCCTGAAGAGGAGAAAGAGAAAGCCTATAGATTAATGAGGGGCCTTCAAGAAAGGAATAGAGCTGTAGAAGCTAAGTCGTTCGGAGGCGGTGAGGGTGGCGGTACTTCCACAAGTCAAGTTATGCCAGGATTGGGAGCTGCTCGGTTCGCAATGGGCAACAGAGAAGAAACTGAAGAAACTTCATTGCGAGGAGAAGATCTATCTCCAATCCGACCTAGAGGATTTAGACCTATTAAGAACGATCGAGAGCGTCCAGGCATAAAGGGTAACCTTCAAGAAACGCCCGAAAAAGAAGCTTCTACTGATTACTCGCTTAGACCTATAGTAAGGGGCGGCGGTTCAGGGATATATACTGAAGCATCAAACAAAGGCGTTATGGGAGTTGCGGGACGAGCCAAGGATGGGAAGGAGCGTTATTTCTACCTCCCCGAAATTACATCTCAGCCTGGATTCTCTAAAGGATCTTATCAAAAACAAACCCAAGGAGCTCTTAAGGATATTCAGTCTGAGCTTGGAGAAGACGCCTTTATGGAAGCTCTTGGTATGTTAGAAAAAAGAGGTGTGGACATCTCCCCTTACGTAGATTAACGCTTAATATTAGCCAACTTATTCTGCTGCTGTACAATCATATTGTGTACGATAGCATTCTCAATTAACTGTGCTCGGCTTTTAACTACATCGCCAGTAGGACGAGGTGCAGGGTCAAGGATAGAAAGAAACGATACAGCGAAGAAAGCTGCGATTGGAAGGATAACGATGTTTTTCATGGTGTGAAAAGATTAAATTGGTTTTCGTATTTTTGATTCACTGATCTCAAGGTAAGGCAAAGTTTTCGTTTTTCCTAATCCGAGATCCAGATCAGTTAACCAATCGTAGATTGAAAAAGTATTATTTCAACCCGTCGATAAAGAGAATCAACCCAGCTTGGGTAGCAGAAAAAAATAAATTTAATGAAGCTAAGCAAAAACCTCACCCTAAAGGAAGTAACGAAATCAAATACGGCAAATCGTCTGGGGATAGACAACAGTCCTGAAGAATTTGATATTAAGAACCTCAGAGCAATCGCAGAAGAAGTGTTCCAACCCTTAAGAGATCACTTCGGAGTTCCTTTATATATATCGTCTGGGTTTAGATGTAAAGAATTAAATAAGGCTATAGGAGGGAGTAAGTACTCTCAGCATAAATCAGGACAAGCTCTGGATATCGATGCCGATGTATACGGTAGGGTAACCAATAGAGAGTTGTTTCGTTTTATTAAAGAGAACCTTATATTCGATCAGCTGATCTGGGAGTTCGGCGATGACGACTCTCCAGACTGGGTTCATGTATCGTACAGAAACGAGGGGTCTTACTCTCCGAGCCAGCCAGCTAATAGAAAACAAGTGAAGAGAGCCTACAGAGACTCTAAAGGGATTCACTATAAGGTCATTTAAAGTGCGTTGTAAAAACGCTGTACCGCCATTCTGCCTTTCTGCGATAGCGCATATCTTACACGGTAGTTGTATTTCGTCTCATCACGAAACAGGTGATCTTCCATCGTCTGAGACGGGGTGAGCTTATCGAAGTGCTTGTATAAATAGCCTTCTTTTAGCATAGGATATATTAATCTGTCCGCTAGGTTGTCTTTATACATTCCATACTCGTCCGCCGCGTACCATATAGTAAAGAACTCTAAGTCATATGTCCATAGCATAAAGTCTAGCCAGCTGCCAGGTATCTTACTCTTTAGTATAAAGTCAGCCTTGACGTTCCTTATATTCTTTAGGTAGTTGTGCTTTACGTACTTGTCAGCAAGTTTTGACGACTCTCGAAATAGTTTTGATTTCTTTACTTGAGACTTTGGCATAATTAAAGTTGTATATTTGGAATACAACAAAGTTATATCATGGAAGGCAAAGACACACAGTTCCTAGCGGAGATGTACCATTTGGTAAAAAAAATGGAGGAGCTCATAGAAGAGTTCGAAGTTAAAGATCGCCTTCTTGCTTCTGTAGTTATCGGGCTTTTTAATGAAGATGACATGGACTCAGAAGAGGAGACAGCGCAAGTAAAAACAATGTACAGCTTTCACCTAGACAATAGGGATGAGCTAGAAGTAATTAAAGAATTGATGGACGAAATGTACCAGCCCGATGAAGATCCCCTCGATGGGCTTCTCGGAGACTTAGGTATTTCACTAAACTAAATACAATGGAAGGGCTTATTAGAAAAATAATCGTAGGGAAGGACCCTAAGAACGGCATGGCTTACTATACAGGCATGCGAGCGGGAGATGGAAAAGTCTCTGCTATTTTAGAAGACGAAAGAACGCTTGTTAAATTTGGAAAGAAGCGATACTTGGTGTACATTGAGAACGAAGAAGGGACAGTCCTTTGGAAAGCAATCGATGAGATGCCCTGTATGTTAGAGTTTGATCTGAATTTTTAATTGATGAGAACATTCGACTTATTTATCGTCAAGCTAGACAAACAGCTTGAGGATACGATGACGACCCCTGGAGGGTTAGAGCTTTTTATAGATACTAAATTTAATGAATTTGAAAACAGAATCCAAGAAGGTCCCGTTGTTGCGGCGCCTTTTAAACACGATACAGGGGTTGAGGTTGGGGACACGCTTTATTTCCATCATCTCGTGGTGCTTAACGAAGGTCAGGTACTTACTGGAGAGCCTAATCACTATACTGTTCGCTTTGATCCAGAGCATACTATTAATAATCAGGCTATTGCTTATAAAGATCAGCATACTGGGGATATACACCCTCTTGCGGGTTGGAGCCTTCTTGAGCCAGTCGAAGAAGAGAAAGTTCAAGAGTCGGACACTATCGAGGTGGTTAAATTTTCAGAGGTCCCTGTCACAAAGGGTCGTGTCGCGTTTGAGGCTCCTTGGATTGAAGAGATAGGAGCTAAAGTAGGCGATATAGTGGGGTTTCGTAAGAACATGGATTACCGCGTTAACATCGACGGTAAAGAGTATTATAGAACTCGCGCAGAAGACCTGATGTATGTCGAAATCTAAATTCACCACAATAGATGCCTCTCAGCGCCTTATGTCGAGCATGGAGGTCGCAATCAATAATATGATCGAGGAAGTCAAGAAGCCTGTCGATCCAGAGGCTGGAGGAAGCGCTCGTAAGGCCGAGCTCCAATCCATAAAGCAAACGGCCATTGATTGTAAAGAGCTTTTGGTGGAGCGCCAAAAACTAGAACAGATGGTAAAAGAACTAAAAGAAAATGGAGAAATCGAAGAACAAAAAGATTATTCAGGTGGCTTTGCGGAAAGGTTCTCTAAGTAATTTTAGTTATTACTTTGATAATCAAACGATTAGCGACGATTACTTAAACCAAAACTTTAAGGTAGTTTACATGCCTTCGTAGCTCAGCTGGATAGAGCAACGCCCTTCTAAGGCGTGGGTCACAGGTTCGAATCCTGTCGGGGGTACAAATTAAATTTAGAATTATGCCAGACTTATACTGTCCCGATTGCGGAAAAGAAAAGTACGAGAAGAGCCTTACTATGCGAGTGAAGGACGATAAAGCTTATTACGTCGAGGGGGCTTGCGAATGCGGATCCCAGATGAAGCTTACCAACCCTAAGACGGGCGTTCCTAGCTTAGGTCGTATGAATAAATTAGGCAGTAGTTATTAATGTCCATCCTTATAGACATAGAAGGTTATGAAGATCAAGGGATTAAGATCGACCCTAACGGTACAGAGGGAGAGGCTATCGAATTACATGGGCTTCTCGTTGTCCTTCCAAAGAAACCACCCCGATCGAAGATTCTCTTCCATGATCGGCCAAAGCACATGCAGCTGTGGCAAAGGATACCAATGCCTGAGGAAATGCAAAGGGTTCGAAGTATGGATGAGTGGCACGAAAAACCGAGTGAGTTCCGCAAGAAGTTTTCTGCTTACATCGAACAAGAGTTTCAGCGTCGCCGTGACGGTGTTTGGTTTTACAATAATGGCATCCCTACGTATATTACAGGGCGGCACTATATGTTTCTACAATGGTCTAAAATCGATGTCGGATATCCTCAATTCTTACAATTCCAAAGAGAAATCTATGTCCACATGGCTGCGTGTGAAGCTGACACTCGTTGTTTCGGTCAGCTTTATACTAAGTGTCGCCGTTCTGGGTACACTAATGTCTGTAGTGCTGTACTTGTTGACGAGGCTAGTCAGGTTAAAGAGAAACTTCTTGGTATTCAGTCGAAGACTGGTAAAGACGCTCAGGAAAACATCTTTATGAAGAAAGTGGTCTCTATTTTTAGAGGCTACCCGTTTTTTTTCAAGCCTATCCAGGACGGTACTACAAATCCACGTATGGAGCTTGCCTTTAGAGAACCTTCTAAGCGTATCACTAAAAACAACAAGACATCCTATAAAGGAGACGCTCTAAACAGTACTATTAACTGGAAGAACACCACAAACAATGCTTATGACGGGGAGAAGCTACATATGCTATACCTCGATGAGGCGGGTAAGTGGGAAAAGCCTACCGATATCCGTGAGGCGTGGCGTGTAGAGCGGACTTGCTTAATTGTAGGTAAGCGTATCGTAGGTAAAGCCCTGGTGGGCAGTACTGTAAACCCCATGAGTAAAGGAGGGGACGAATACAAAGACTTATGGGAGGACTCAGATCCGTCTCAGAGAAACGACAACGGGCGGACGCGCTCTGGGATGTACAGGATTTTTATACCAGCCTATGAGGCGTTAGAAGGGTTTTTCGATAAGCACGGTAATGCGGTTATAGAAGATCCAGAAAAACCTGTAGAAGGGATTGACGGGGAAATGATTGACCAAGGGAGTAAGACTTACTTGAAAAACGATAGGAAATCTTTTAAAGATGACCCCTCGGAGCTCAATGAGGTTATTAGGCAGTTCCCTTTCACTACAGACGAGGCATTTAGGGACAGCATAGAAGGAAGCTTATTTAATATAGGTAAGATCTATCAGCAGATAGAGTTTAATGACGACCTATACCCCAATCCTGTCGTACAGGGCAACTTTGTGTGGCGAAAGAAAGATGAAGAAGTAGTGTTCTCTCCAGATCCAAACGGAAGGTTCCGAGTTGCCTGGATGCCGCCTGATCATCTTAGGAACAACAAGGCTGACGAAAGAGGCAAGAAGATCGCCCCTAATAAACATATCGGGGTAGGCGGGGTTGACTCATATGACCTAGACGCTACAGTGGATGGTAGAGGGTCTAAAGGAGCTCTCCATATGTACAACAAATTCAACATGGATGTCCCTGCAAATATGTTTGTAGTGGAGTATGCTTCTCGTCCAGACCTAGCCAGTATCTTCTATGAAGACGTCCTTATGTGCGCTTTCTTTTATGGGTATCCTTTACTGGTGGAGAACAATAAGTACGGCATCGTAAGGTACTTTGAGTCGAGAGGATATGACGGTTATCTCATGGATCGGCCAGAGCACCTTAAAACTAGCAATTCCTCTATAAACGTAAGGACTAAAGGTATTCCTTCTAACTCTCAGGATGTTATCCAGTCTCACGCTCAGGCTATCGAGGCTTATATCCACGATCACGTAGGTATAAAGCCAGAGTCTGATGAGTTTGGCAATATGTACTTTAACAGGACTTTAGAGGACTGGATTGGCTACAAGATAGACAAGAGAACTAAGTTTGACTTAACAATTAGTTCTGGGCTAGCCTTGCTGGGTGCACAGAAATTTAAGAAAGAAAAGGTAAGTTCTAACTTTGAAGACAAGCAATTTTTCAGGAGATATAAGGTCTACTGAGTATTTGTTATATTTGCAAAATACGTAAGACTGCGACATCAACATGAACAATCAGGACAACAAGAATAAAGGCATGTCTTTCCCAGATCCGTTGGCTGAAACTTCACAAAAAGAAACTCAGCAGTATGGATTACAGTACGCTAAGGCCATTGAGTCTCAGTGGGGTCAGATATCTGAATCTAATTCTTTATACGGCAAAAGATCTGCTGTATTTGAAAAGAATAGAGATTATGCTAATGGCGTTCAGGATACGTCTATATACAAAAAACTTTTAAGGTCCCTAAATCCTAATGACGGGGACGGAAGTTTAGTTAATATGGATTACACTCCTGTGCCTATCCTGCCTAAGTTTGTTAGGGTTGTAGTAAATAAAATCCTTTCAAGAAATCCTTATCCGAATCTTGAGGCTATTGATCCGCTTTCTTCTTCTGAAAAGAACCAGAAAAAAGCAAAAATTGAACGGCAAATTGCATCTAAAGAGCAGCTTAAAAAGCTTAAGGAAAAGAACGGTTTAGTTCTAGATATCGATCCCGATCAATTGCCTGACACCGCTGAAGAGGCTGAGATTTTTATGGGGACAAACATAAAAACTGATGCTGAGATTGCTGCGCAGATAGGTACAAACATGACTCTGTCCTGGAACAATTTTACTGACGGAACATTTAGACGGTGCGTTAATGATATCGTGGCGCTAGGCATGGCCGTCACGAAAAGAAGCAATGATCCAAATGAAGGGATTAAGACAGAGTACGTTGATCCAGTCAACTTTATTCATAGC